GATGTATCAGCACAAGGAGCTTTTGCCCATCCTCTAGTTAATAGTATAGCTCATAAGTCACATATGTCACAGACCCAGATTATACCTAGTCCTATTCATAATGGAGTTGGTGCAGTCTTGAAGTATCCAGCTAGATTGAGGTCTTTCGATGGTCCAGATGGGATTACCATAGATCCTTGGTATAAAGCTGATGTGAAATATAATGCGAGTCAATTTGTACCTAATAGGACATTATATTATGCTTTGAAGAATTTTATAGCTGAGAAGTTTACTACAAATACTTTAGAAGGATTTAAGTATGCAAAACTGTTTACTTTTGAAGAAGCAGTGAAAGGTATACATGGAGAACGACTCTTCAAGGGACAAAAACGAACCACGTCAAGTGGTGCTCGTTGGAGTTTAAAAGGTCCCAGTGGAAAGAAGAGTGATATATATGGCAAAGATGGAGATTATAATTTAGATACTGATCTTTGTAAGGAATTGAGAATTGAATGTGATTTAAGATTAGAAGAGATGAAACATGGTTTTAGAACCAAGGAGTATTATGCTGATAACCTTAAGGACGAAACGAGAGATATAGAGAAGGTGAATTCCGGGTCTACTCGTTTATTCTCAGGTGCCGAAGTAGTTGATCTAACTAATGTGCGGCGCCTAGAAGGTGGCTTTCAGATGAGCCTGATGAACAATAAAATACTTAACGGTATTGCCATAGGAGTTAATCCGTACTCTTATGATTGGCATTTGCTTGTTAAGTATATGTGTTTTGGTACTCCAGAGTCCTTTGCTGGAGTAAAGATGTTCTTAGATGGAGATTTTAAAAACTTTGATGGTTCACAGTCACCGGCATTTCTTATGATTTATAATTTTACTTGCAGAATGTATTATGATGATGAGTATGATTTGGCTAGAAAAGTATCTTTTCAAAACCAAATTGACTCCCATCATGTTCATCATGGCCACATAACACAGTGGTCGGGTTGTATACCCTCTGGTGGTCCTAGGACTGCCTTTAATAATAGTATTACGAATATAGCTTATTGGTTTTATTCTGTAATACATATTGTGTTTGACGGGAACATACCCGATGATACCAATACGTTGATGCATGAGTTAGTTGAAGTGGACAAGTGGACCCGTATTATGGTACTCGGAGATGATCGTTGGATCTCGGTTCACCCTGAGAGTATCTATTATGGGCTGGTGACCCATAAAACCTTGACGAAAGTATATACATTGATGGGATTGGGTTATACGGATAGCTCAAAAACCCTGAGGGATGTAGGATATAAGGACCTAAGTGCTATAACTTTTCTGAAAAGGTCAGTTACCAAAGAC